CAAAGCCCGGCACGCCGCCCAGCACCCCGGCCAAGCCCGAGGCGGCACCGAAGAAGCCCGAGCCGGACGAGGACGAGGCGCTGGCTCAGCACGTCCAGGGTGGCGACAACCGCACCGTGCCGTTCTCCGCGCTCGAGAAGGTGCGTAACGACTGGAAGAGCAAGGCGGCCGCGCACGAAGCCCGCGCCGAGCTGCTCGCCCGCCAGCTCGAGGAGGCCAAGCGACCACCGCCGCCGCCACCACCAGCGCCGCAGCCGATGTTCGCCGCGCCGCCCGACTTCCAGCAGGACCCGAACGGCTGGGCCAGCACCTTCGCGCAGAACCAGCAGCGGGCGCTGCTCAACGAGCGGCTGAACGTCTCCGAGATCTACGCGCGGGATAAGATCGGCGATGACCTCGACAAGTACGTCACCGAATTCAAGGCCGCCGCCGAGAAAGAGCCGACGCTGTGGGGCAAGCTGTATTCGCAGCCTGGCCCGTATCAGTGGCTGATCAAAGAGGTCGACCGCATGCGCAGCCGCGCCGAGATCGGTGACGACCCGGTGGCGTTCCGCGCCCGCGTCATCGCCGAGGAGCGTGCCAAATGGGAGGCGGAGACGCAGGGCCAGCCTGCGCAGGGCAACGGCAACGGGCGCACATCACCCGCTGCCGGTCTGCCGCCGTCGCTCGCCAACGCGCGGAGTGTGGCAGGGAGGACCACAAGCGTATATACAGGTCCGCCATCGTTTGATGATATCTTGCGTAGGCCAGACAAGCGGGCGCGCTAGTCGTGTCGCACGAACTCGCCGTGAAGGCGGGTGGCTAAAGCTTCACGGGCAGCCTTTGCTTCCTCGATGGTGTCGAACAAGCCGCCATGCACGATTTTGCCGCCGATGCCGACATGGACCAGCCATTGGCCGCTCTTCTTGTTCCACGAGACACCCTTGATGCCGGATGTGTTGTCGGTGCGACGGACGCGGTTGTAGTTGTTCTCAGCAGGCGTTGCCTCGCGCAAGTTGGCAATGCGGTTGTCGCATCCGTCGCCGTTGATGTGGTCGATCTCTCCATCAGGCCAGCGGCCATAGATGTAGAGCCACGCAAGACGATGGGCTTTGTAGACGCCTTTACGAATGCCGATCTCGGGATATCGTCTTTGCGATGTGGTGCCGAGACCAAGCACTACCTCGCTGCTTCGCCCCCCTGATCTGACAGTATGGGTTCCGGCGGGCAAACCAGCACGCCAGTGCTTAATGCCCTCTCTCCACTGGAACAGTCCGGTATCAGGATCGTAGTGGAGCAGAGCGCGTAACTGTTCAGCAGTAAGTCCTGCTAGCATCTTGGCAGCCATATCGGGTGGTTCCTTCACTCGGTGTGGTCAGGGACTGGGTGCCGCGCGAACGGCATCCAGCCCCGCTTTCTAACATAGTTCGCAGCCTGCCGCCGAGGTTCTAATCGGGCGTTGAGCCGCCGCCGGGCTCTTGAATATCGGGCGTTTCCTGCCGCCGAGGTTAAGGGCGTTGCCGAAACGAAACTAGCAGCAACTCACCTCAACCTCGCGACAGGAGATAGTTCCGTGGCAGATATGAACGTCACCCCGGCCCGGCAAGGGCTAACTCCACTCATATGGGATTCGGATTTTTTCTCCGAATACGTGAGGAAAAATCAATTTAGTAAGTACATGGGCACCAGCACCGGGTCGCTCATCCAAGTGCGGGAAGACCTCACCCGCAAGCCCGGCGACACCGTGGTGTTCCCAGCGATGCGCCGCCTCGTCGGAGCTGGGGTCACCGGCAACACCATCCTCGAGGGCAACGAGGAAATCCTCAACCTTCGCTCGCTGAACTTGGTGGTGTCGGCCTTCCGGCACGCCGTCGCGGTCAGCGACTGGGACGAGCAGAAATCCGTCGTCGATCTGCGTGACGCAGCGCGCGAGGCGCTGATGACGTGGGAACTCGAGAAGATGCGCGCGGACATCATCACCTCGCTCGGTGCGATGACTGCCGACGGCAACGTGCAGGTGAGCTACGGCGCGGCCACCGCGGCGCAGCGCAACACATGGATGGTCAACAACGCCGACCGGGTGCTGTTCGGTCACCAGAAGGCCAACGCGGTCTCCGGCGTCATGGCCACCGCACTGCTCACCCTGGCCTCGCCCGGCGACCGCATGACCGCCGCGATCCTCACCCTGGCCAAGCGCATGGCGAAACTGGCCAATCCGCGCATCCGGCCGATCACGGTGAACGACGACGAGGAATGGTTCGTCGTGTTCATGCCGAGCCTGGTGTTCCGCGATCTGCTGCTCGACACCACGATCACCAACGCCTTGCAATACGGCTGGAACCGCGGCAGCGACAATCCGCTGTTCACCGGCGGTGACATCCTGTTCGACGGCCTGATCATCCGCGAGATCCCCGAGCTGGGTGTCATCTCCGGCGCTGGCGCCGGCGGCATCGATGTCGCTGCATCGTTCATGTGCGGCGCGCAGGCCCTCGGCTGCGCCTGGGCACAGCGGATGAAGTCAACCACCAACACGCGCGACTATGGGTTCATGCACGGCGTTGGCATTCAGGAGATCCGCGGTATCGGCAAACTGCGCTTCGGCACTGATCCCACCACCGATACGACGGCGCCGAAGGACAACGGCATCATGACCATCTTCACCACCGCCGTCGCTGACGCATAAACCACTGACGCGCGATCGGGTTACTGAGCTGATCGCGCGCATCTCCCGAAGGAGACACCTATGGCAAACCAAGATCATCCCAACACGCACCAGGGCGAGGGCAAGGCGCCACCGGCCGAGACCAAGGCGCCACCAGCCCCGAAGGCCGACCCGAAGGCCTTAGCCGCCGCGAGAGAGGCGCAGGCGGCCGGCAGCATCGGCGCGCAGGTCATCCTCGACTTCAACGGCGACGGCTCGCTGGGCGCCCGCGGCGGCCTTTCCTCGGTCATCGAGGAGAACATCGCCGGGCGGGACAGCCACTACATCGCGCTCGGGCTCGACCCGTTGGCACCGTCCGGGCCACCGCCGTCGATGGAGCAGCGCAAGGCACAGCAGGCGGCCGCCGAAGCCCAGGCCAAGGTGGACGCGGCACACGCAACGCCGGGCTCCGGCGCGGCCTCGCGCGTGTCCAGCCTCGCCGCAGGCCTGATCACCGAGCCGGCCGACGTGCCGGTCGCGCCACCCCCTGAGTCGGTCAGAGGCGGATCACACTGATCGGGAGCGCGTGGCATGACGGTCAGCGTCTCGACCATCGGGCAGCAGGCGCTCCGTCGCCTCGGCATCCGCGTCGTGCCTCTCGATGATTCGCCCACGCTCACCGAGATGGTGCCGGCGGCAACGATCGCCACCGCAGCACTCGTTGAGCTGGGCGTCATCGCGTCGGACGAAACGCCGTCGCCCACCGATCAGGCGCTGATGGTCGATAAGGTCGCGTCGGTGCATGCGGCACTCGATGCACAAGGCGTGGTGTGGTGGGACAGCACCGCCATGCCACGCGCGTTCGTCGAGGAATACACCAAGCTGGCGGCAGCGCAGGCCGCCAGTAGCTTCGGCAAAAGCTCCGATCCGACGAACGTGGCGCTGCTCGAGGCGCGGGTCCGCAAGGGCGCGATGGTGCTGTCGGCCGACGACAACGCCAACCAGGCGGTGATGTCGGTGCATCAGGATCTGACGATGCGCGGCCTGGCGCGGTGGACCTCGCAAGACATCCCCGACGCCCTGGCGGACCCCTACACGGTGCTGGCCGCCGACGCCATGGCGCCGCTGTTCGGCATGGACACCGCTCCCAACGACACGCAGGACGCGGTGGTCGCGATCTACCGCTACATCGCGCTGCCGAGCAGCGGAGAGCCTGTGCAAGCAACCTATTTCTGAGGTCTCGCCGGCATGGCCTACAAGCTCCATTATAGCGACTACCCAACCGCCCTCGGCCCGCCTGATCCGGCGGGCTGGGTGGGGCCGCCGCCAGGGCCGCCGGGGCCGCCAGGGCCAACAGGACCAGCAGGGCCACAAGGGCCGCAGGGCGTGCCTGGCCCCGGCATCCCTGAAGCGCCGACGGACGGCGCGATCTATGGCCGCGGCGGCTCTACACCAGCGTGGAGTGGGGTATTGCCGCTGACCGGTGGCACGGTGACGGGGCCGCTCAACGTCACCGCAACCGGCGCCAATACCGTGCGCTCGGTGCAGGCGCATTTTGGCGACGTGGTCAACGTCAAGGATTTCGGCGTCACCGGCAACGGCACGACCTACGACACCGCCGCTATCCAGGCAGCCGCCAACGCGGTGCCCGCGGGTGGTGGCATGCTGTATTTGCCAGCCGGCACCTACCTGACCAACGGCACCGTCATCCTTAAAAGCAACACCATGGTGCGGGGCGATGGTCCCGGCAGTGTGCTGCTTGGCGGCTCATCATGGCCAACGGCCGGTGGGTTCTTCATCAACCAGAACAACACCGCAACCACGCTGACCGACAGCAACATCGCGATATGCGACCTGGCGCTGGACTTTGGAACATCAGGCAAGGGCGGCGGAGCGCATGCCGTCGATTTCATTTATGTCCGCACAGTCAAGATCCTCAACGTGGTCCTTCAGTGTCGCGGCGCCGGTGACGCGATTGCGCTGCTGGGTTGCTATGACACGCTGATCGACGGTTGCACCGCCTATGGCTTCACCAACTGTGCATATGATCATTGGACCGAACCGAAGCACGCCCGTGTGGTGAACTGCTATGCCGAGACGGCAACTTCGGCGCAGATGGTCAACTTCAATCCCGAGAATACCGCGCTGAGTGCACCCGGCAACGTCGCGGATGGCTTCGTCCTGGCCAACTGTGAACTGGTTACCACAGGCGCCAACGCCATACCGTCCCAGCTTGAACCGCTGGGCGCCGGCACGTCGGTGCGCAACGTCACGGTGACCGGAAATATCTTCAGGAATTGCAATCTGGTTATGCGCCGCGACACGCGGACTGTCACGATTTCGGACAACGACTTCGTGGCGGTGGCGGGCGGCAACAGCGTGATCACCACCTTTGCGGCAGACGGCGGAACACCGACAGATTTCGTCATCACGGGGAACAACATATCCGACCCCGCCACGACAGCTGGCAACCTCGCGGTCATACGGGTTGGAGCAACCGACGCGGTGATCCTTGGCAATCGCATCAGCGGCAGCACGTTCGCTGGCGTCAGCGGCATCGATACCAGCAGCTTTGCGGCCTTGGTGTTGGGCAACTCCGTTTCGAATGGCTTGGTGAACACGCCGAACGCCGTTACCGGAAGCGCGGCGGCGCTGGCGACCTACCTGCGTGCGCCGGCCGCAATCGGTGGCACGACACCGGCAGCCGGCGCGTTCACCACACTCGGCGCCAGCGGCGTTGCGACTTTGAGCGGCGGCGTCACATTCGGCTCGACGGCCGCGGCAAACGTCACCGATCTGTCGAAACACATTGCACTGTTCGGCACCAACTACGGTTTTAACTTTTTCAATTCGAACCTGAACATAGTCAGCGGTGGCGCGATTACGTTCGAAATAGCTGGCGCCCAGCTAGGTTACGTCAATGGCGCCGGCATGACGCTCAACGCCGGGTTCAACATGGGCAGCATGCTGGCCGGCACCACCTCCGATATGACGCGGCATATTTCGCTGTTCGGCACAGCAGCCGGGTTCAACGTCACCTCCGGCCGGCTGAACATCGTTAACGGCGGCGGCGTAGCGACTTACGTCGTCGTCAACGGCGCCGACCGCTTTGGGGTCACCGCGACCGGCCTCGGCTTCAACGGCACCGCCCCCGTTGCCAAGCCCACCGTCTCCGGCGCCAAGGGCAGCAACGCGGCGCTGGCGAGCCTGATGACAGCCCTGGCAGCCTACGGGCTGGTCACCGACTCTACCACCGCATGAGGTGGAGCGATGGGTGATACTCGCGGGATGACTACGCATTTCGGGCCTGAACACCAGACGATGACGCTGGAGGAATTGAATGCAACCGCTCGACCCGGCAACGCCACTGACCGTCATCATGACGGCGCAGGAGTGGAACGCAGTGCTCACCATTCTCGACGAGGTGGCGATGCCAAAGCG